TACATGGATAAAGAGAAGATTGACGCTGGGGATTTGCAGCGGCAGTTAATTCTGGATTTAGTAATTGGGAATACTGATCGGCATAGCTCGAATTACATGCTGAAGGTGATCGATGGGCGCAAGCGGGTTGTGTCTATTGATCACGGGTTGTCTTTTCCCGAATCGGGGTATGCGCGGAGATACAGGCGATATCGTGGCACGAAAATCCACGACATGGCAATAGATGACACATTGGGCATGACGGAGTTCAGGAGTGATTCGGTTGAATTTCTTGCACAGGTTGTCGGCCCTGGTAAGGACATTGACAAAAGGCTCGCTGGTCAAGTGTTGGAGAATATGGCGAGGCTGGACATTGATGATTTGGTGGAGGAGTTTGGGGTTGGAATGAATGCGAATGAAATATCTGCACTGAAAGCTCGATTTAAGTGGGTTGAGAGGCATTTAAAAAGGGGCGACTTGCTTCGGGAGCTAGTCAAGTCTGGGTATCACGGTGATGCTGGGTGGCAGAAGTTACCGCTTGGCGCTAGCAAAGCGAGTTCCTGAGCTTGGGATTGATGGTATAATAAGTACGGAGGTGAAAGAAGGTGAAGCAGGTAAGGTTTTTTGATTTGTCTGGGGATGGGTTTAGGCCGTCTGGTCGGGCAATGCTCCGAGATGGGGCTGTTGTGCTTGAGGGCTTTACGAAGGATGAGTTGCTGTTGCTCAACGAGGGGATGGTTGATATGAAGGATACTCTTTTTCCGAGAAAGCGATGGTTGCCGAAGGACGGTTTGCCATTCCTGGAGTTATTGCCGGTGACTTTCCGTGGCTCGTATTTCAAGGCATCACTGATTGAGGAAGTGGAGGGATGACATGGTGAAGCTGGAAGAAATTGAAGAAATGGCATACGCCATTACGCTGGGACAGGACAAGCCTCCGTCTTCGTATGATGAGGAACACCGTCATCAATGGAAACGGCTGTTCCGTCAAATTAAAGACATCAAGGCTAAGGGTGGCATGGTTGATATTCCGATGGCGACTCCTGGCTAATAAATGATGATCAATAGGGATTCACATCTCATCACATATCGATTCCCGCCGGAGGGTTGTTCGCGTGACGAACGATTAGAGCTTGAGGAACGTGCGGCGATTATGGAGTTTGATGGTGGGTTGCCCAGGAAAGAGGCTGAAGAAGCTGCGCTAATACTACGGCGAGATGCAGTGAAGAGGAAATTAAGAGGAAGTCGAGAGGGCAAAGCATAAAAGGTGTTTGTCTTTTGTGGTCTTTGTGCGAATATATCGGACAGGGGGTGTTGATGGCGCTCAAGGCGGTGCTGAAGAGCCAGGAGGAACTTGATAAACTTCCGGAGGAAGTGCGTCAAGTGTATACAGAGCAGGACGGTGAGTGGGCGCTTTCGGTGGAAGGGCCGACGAAGCGAGAACAGGAGCTTGGGGCGAAGGTCACTGAGTTCCGGGAAACGAATGTTGGACTGATGAACGATAAGGTTAGCTTGACTGGACAGCTTGGCGAAATGACCGAGAAGTTCAAGGATGTAGACCCGTCGATTTACCAGACGCTCATGTCGGAAAAACGGCAGCTTGAAACAAAGAACGCCAAGGTTGTCACGAATGATGCCTTGACGGAACAGATTCAGAAAGCAGTGTCGGCTGCGGTGAGTCCGATGCAGGAGCAGCTGAACGAGTCAAAGCAGCGCGAGTCTGAAGCGCAGTCAAAGCTCGACGAGGCAACTTTTCGAGGGTTGGTTCAGAAGACGGCTTCCGAGGCTGGAGTTCGCACGGCAGCTATCGATGATGTGCTTGGTCGGGCCGTTAATATGGGCTTTCGATTAGTGGACGGTGAAGCACGGATCATGAATGATGGCATTGTGAGGTTCAGTACCATTAAGCCTGACCAGCCGTATGGATTGCTTGAGTGGTTGCTTGGGTTACAGAGAGATGGCGGCTCGCATTTGTTTAAGCCATCGAGATCGACTGGCGACCAAGATAGCATCGGCCCTGGCGTGAGAATGGAAGCGGGTGAATTGAAAGACCCGAGCCTGGAGCAGTTTTCGAGGAACCTTGAGAACATTGCGAAGGGGAAGGTTACGGTTACGAGGGCTGCAAATAGGTCGTAATGCCGTGCGTAAAGTGTTCTAATGGGAGATGGAAATACGGCCAGCGTGGTGGGTGTCACTTTAAGACGTTGGCGCAATGTCAAGCAGCGGAGCGAGCGATTCATGCTCAGAAAAGAGGCGCAAAAGCAAAGAATGTAAAGCGGACAAGTAAATATTAGGGCGACGGTGTCGCTCACGCTTCCGGTGGAAGCACTGGCAACAATTGTTTTCTTTGGAGGAGAGACACCGTGGCTAATACATGGACTGAAGTTGTACCAAAGTTGCTGGCTCAGGGTCTTTTGGCTTTGCGCGAGCAGGTTGTAATGCCGAGAGTGGTCAACCGTGGCTACGACTCGATGGCGGGTGAGAAGGGGTCGACCATTGATGTGCCGATTCCATCTTCAATTACTGCGTCTGCGGTAAGCCCTGCAATTACCCCACCGGCAAATTCTGATAGTGCACCAACCTCTGTCAGCATTGCGCTTGATCAGTGGTACGAAGCGCCATTCTATCTGACCGACAAGGAACGGATGGAAGTGATGGATGGCACCATTCCGATGCAAGCGTCAGAGGCTGTTAAGGCACTGGCGAATAATGTCGATAGTTACATCTGGGGCAAGTATACCGGAGTCTATGGGTATGCTGGAACTGCTGGCACGACGCCATTCGCATCTGCGCTAACTGCATTCACTGACGCAAGGAAGGCTCTTGCAACTCAGAATGCTCCAATGGAGCCACGGTATGTCGTTATTGATCCAGATGCAGAGGCTAATGCGATCAACCTTCGCGCCTTTCAGGATGCGAGCTATGGTGGAGGGGATGGCGTTATTGCTAATGGTCAGATTGGCCGCAAGCTCGGTAGCATGTGGGCAATGAGCCAGAATGTTCCAACGCATACCAACACCGGAACAGGCACAATCCTTGTGAATGATGCGTCGGTATCTGTTGGAGATAAGACGCTGACCTGGGACGGCGGCGGTACTGCTCCTGCGGCTGGTGATGTTTTCACGGTTGCTGGTGATACACAGACCTATACGGTCGCCTCTAGTACGGCTACAGTGATCACAATGTTCCCGTATGCGAAAGTGGCCTGGGCTGATAATGCGGCGTTAACTTTCAAGGCGACTCATGTGGTCAACCTTGCATTCCATCGTGACGCTTTTGCGTTTGCGACTCGACCACTGGCTGCTAGTGATGAGGCCCGTTCGTTGGGTTCGATTGTGGAAACCGCATTCGATCCTGATTCGGGGCTAACACTCAGGCTTGAGGTCACTCGCCAGCATAAGCAAACCCGATACTCATACGATATTTTGTATGGGGCTGCGTTGGTTCGTCGTGAGTTGGCTGCGAGGATTGCTGGATAGGACCGAGGCAGAGGATTGTGTAGGGCTGCAGTTGCTCGGCTAGGGGTGGCTGTGGCCCTCACGATTCGGAAGGGCTGGTTTTTATGGGACTCGTTGACACGATGACCGTGACAGATAAGCAGGGCAATACGATAGTGATCAATGCGTCAGAGTTTGATGCCAGCCTTCATACGAAGGCCGGTGAGAAGAGGTCAGTGCCAAAGGTGAAGAGGCCCAAGGTGAACGTGCGCCCAGAGAATAAAGTTCGATTTGATAGGAATGGGTAAATGGCTGTCTCGACCTTGGTAGCAACAGCGGGTGCGTCAAACGCAAACACCTACTGCACTCGGGCAGAGGCTACGCAATATGATGACAATCACCCGCAGTCTTCTACTACATGGTCTGGGGCAAGTAATGACGAGAAAGACCAGTCTTTGCTAATGGCAACTCGGCTCTTAGATGAGCATGTCGACTGGACTGGTGCGCCGTCTGATACGGTGCAGGTCTTAAACTGGCCGAGAACGGGGATGTGGGATCGGAACGGAAACTCAATGGACAGTGATTCCATTCCGACTGACCTGAAAGATGCGACGGCTGAGTTCGCTCGTCAGGTGATTGCTGAGAATCGAATGGCTGATGATGCGATTTCGACCAAGGGCATTCTTGGATTAAAAGCCGGGCCAGTCAATTTGACGTTTAGCGGGACGAAGGGGCCGAAGGTGGTTCCTGATGCAGTATATTTTTTGCTGGAACCGAGTTGGATTTACAGCATTCGCCATCGGATTAAGAGGATGGCTGAATTGGTAAGAACATGAGCATCGCGAGCGCGATTCATGATGCGGTGGCTGTGGCCCATGGTGTGACGAATGACGGTGGGTTACAGGTGACGTTTACGAGGTCTCCAATATCAGGAACGCTTGATAGGAATGGCAGACCGACTTATGGCACGGCGGTGTCAATGACTGGGTTGTTGCATGAGGTTCCGACGAGGGTGTTGGATTCCCGTGGTAATGAAACAACGTCATCCTCTCAGCTAGTGGTGCTTGGGAAAACGGTATTTGATACGAGGGACAAGATCACGTTACCGGGGAGTGTGGTTCGCCCAACGATTCGGGCAGATGCGATGGTGGATTCTGCCGATGTCCCGTATTTGACGACGCTGTATTTTGGATAATGGCGACGATGGCTGAAGTAACGGCGTATCTGGTGGCGAAGAG